GGGGCATAAAGACTGGAGATTTAATATTCATAGTTGAGAAAAGTTTGTTCATTATTAAAACTTCCGATTGTAATTAAAATTAACCGTGGGATCGCCTCTGTTGCTGTCAGAATACTGCAAACGAGAATTATTACCAACATTAATTCCAACACTGCCATAATAATCTGGTTCATAGCCAGTTTGCTTTTGTTGATTTAAAAAAACATCAAACATGCCCATCCTTGCTCCTAATCCTATTTTAGTGAATGTCCCAACGTCTACGCCATTAAAGTTATCTCTCTGACCAAATAGTGAACCTGTAAGGTCTAGTTCGCCAATTTTATAATCTGCGTCCAGACCAGCTCGATATGATTTTACTTTACTGTCAACAGAATTTTCTTCGGTGTAACCAATTGATGGCGTGACCGAACCCATTCCACCTTCAAATGTTTTATTGAGATCAATCTCTGCCCTAGAGCCATCAGGGCTAGTGGTGTAATTGATACCACCAGAAAAAGGCAGGTTAAATTCTGTAAGGTCTATATCCGCATAAGCGTCAAGCAAAGCGTTGGGTCTGTATTCTTCTTTCATTACGCCCTCATTGGTTGTGGCTGTGGTTGTGGCTGTGGATTTGTTGGAGCTTGTGGCATAGCTGATGCAATAGAACTTAACGCACCCATATCTCCTCCACCCATACGCCGTTTAATCTCAGCCACTTTATCCATTAGGTATTTGTTCATATCCATTGGTGGTTGCTGACCCCCACCTTGGGAGTTCGGTGGGGGCGCACCCTGTGGTCTTTCTTGCGGTAAACCGCCAAAAGCCGCAGGATTAATGGGTGGCAAATTATATGATGGTGGGTACATTCTTCATTGCCTCCATTTGTATCTTAGCCGCGTTTTTCTCTCGCTCAAGCTGTAGTTCCGCCTCTAGTTTAACAATCTTAGCCTGCATGTCAGCTTGTGCCTTCGCCATTTCAATTTCCATGTCCTGTCGCGCTTCAGCCTGCTTGATCTCGATGTTAGATTTAGCCTTGGCCTGATCCGCCTGAATTTGTGCTTGTGTTCGAGCCTTGAGTGCCTCGGTTTCAAGTTTAGCAAGTTCAGTTGCCATTTGCAGTGGATTGCCTTGGCCTTGACCTTGTTGGCCTCCCATCATGCCCTTCATAGCTTCGATCTGTTTCATCTGCGGTGAAGCCTGAACAACTTGAGCCGCACGTTGGCTAATCAAGCGATCCATCTCTGGGTCAACATCATTGAACTTAAACTTAGGATCTTTGAAGTCTGGCAGTGGAGGCATTTCCATATTGATGCCCTCTTCCATACGCTGTCGATATAGCAATGCAATGTGTTCAGCAATGTGAGCAATAAGAACTGGAGCCATTGTTTTTTGTGCCGCTGGATTGCCTGCCAGTGATGGGTCTTGCATAAACTGCATGTGAACCGCAATGTGTGCATCGTGATCCTGCTCTGGGAATGCGCGGATTGGCTTGCCATACATAACGCTCATGTTTTCATCAACTGGATCCATCTGCACAGCTTCCGCTGGCTTCTCTAAGATTTCGTCGATGTTTGGTATTCTGAGCGCCTCATACATGCGCTTGTATGCATTATATAAATTATGGAACTGTGGCGCAGATCGTGACATTTCTAACACAGCTTGTGCCTGTGCAATGCGCTGGGCTGTCGAGAATATGTTTGGATCGCTTACTGGTATGATGTCAATTCGATCATTAAAGTCAGATCGATATATTGTATCTGAAGCTCCAGCCTGTGAGAAAGTAAATTCGTCAGGTAGATTCTCAGCATTTAGAGCCGCAAGTAGTTTAAACTCTTGGCCTTGCGCGTAGTGTAGTCTCTTGTGTATCGCGCTAAATGCCTTTGATCCCTGCTCGATTAGTGCAACTGTTGATCCAACTGGTGCATTTGGATTAACATCGCCAACGTTTAAGTCGGCTGTACTTGCAAATCTCTGACCAGCTTCAACCATAAAGCCTAGCAAATTAAACAGAGATCCACTTGGCTCTTTAAACGGCAATGGCATAATAGCTTTATTGATGTCGTCAACTGTGCTGTCGATATCTACAAACTCACCGGGGTTAATCTGCATGTCTCCGCCTTGGACACGACCACGCAACTTAAAGCCACCCTGCATGTTTGAGAACGCGGCGCTATCTAGCAATGCACGAAGTGATCCTGTCGCCGCCTTACCTAATCCACCGATCATGTGGTAAAGACCGAAGCCGTAGAAACCTAAACCGGGTAAAAACTTGTAAGATACAAACCAATCTCTGCGTTGCTTTAGCTCGTCTTCCTGTTTCCAGTTGCGTCGAATACTTACAATGTTTTGATTGTCATAGTCGATTGTGATGACATATGGCAGTGCTACTGCATTATCATCTCGATCATCGTCATTCTCTGATTCGCCATCTAGCCCATCAAACAAATCATAGACGTGCATTTCAAGCAGTGTCATTACATCGTCATTGCTATCATCGTACTGATCAACGCCTTCGATTTCACCAATCACATCTCCAGATGGATCTAGTGAATCTCCGCCAGCATATTTGGTTGGCAGGTAATATCCATTCTGGACGTAACGATTGAAGTCGTTCTTTGGCATACGGATAATGTGCGTGTAGCGTGGTGACGTATATAAGTCTTTACTCTCTGGAGCGACCACGAAGTCTTCAGCCTTAACAAAGTCAGAGCATTGACGATCCATGTTTACGTTCCACCAAACCTTCTTGAAGGTGTGACCGATTAGTGGCAGGTGAAATAGCATTTGGTCTAGATCAGGGAAATACTCAGGCATTTCCTGTGTGATCTGGTAATTCATAAATTCACGAACTCTGCGACCTTGCTCCTCTAGCTCTTCGTCTGGGCTACCAACGATAACCGATTTAACTGGGCCACCTGATGGGTACAGCTCTGCGATTGCCTTGGCGTTAAATTGTGTAGCGGCTTCAGCAATTAGTGGGTGGACAACGACAGACAGACCGCGAGTTGCTCGCTCTTCTTCGCTCTCCTGCATTCCGCCATCAGGGTCAAGCGTTTTAAGCCCTTCCTTGTAGCGTTCCTTCCACTCAGATCGAGCCTGCTCATCGTTTTCGTAATAGCCAACTAACTCCTGCGCTTTTCGTGCAAGTTCTTTGTCGTCCATTGCTTCGGCTAGATTTATATCAAACTGAGCCGTATCGACTTCATCCATCATATCTAATTCAGGGTCACCTATTAGGACATCGCCATCTGCGAGTTCCTCAATCATTAGATCATCGCTTGGCGCACCTTCAGCAAAAGGTATAATATTTGGATCAGCCATACATTGTCATCCTCTGTGTTTGTACTGGCTCGTCATCTTCAGGGTCTTCACTATGCCCAACGAACCATCCTTTTCTTAATCGCAACCACGCCTGTGTGCATGTATCCACCACGTCATCATTTGGGTGTGCAGGAAATGCGGCGCAAATGTCTATTAAATCTTTAGCCCATTTTCTATCAGATGGGTAGTAAATTCTTCCATCTTCTAAAAGAGCGGAGCTTGCATGCGCTCTAGCTTCCTTATCTCGGTCAGGTGAATAGGCTACAACAGGCACACCAGCCATACGCAAATCTTGTAGTAAAGATTGACCTGACGCCTTCTTCTCGATCAACACAGCGTCTGGCTCCCAATCGTCATATGATTGCTGTGCAATTTTTCGTAAATCTGGGTAGCTGACCTTGTCGTACCAACATTCTAGAACGATGGCGCACATTGCGCCCTTGTGACGAAACACTCCCCAAGTTGTCCTAGCACTAAAGCTAGAGCTTTCCTTGGCCTCGAACGCTGTATCCCATGACTGTAAAACATATTCGACTTCTGGGAGGTCACCATCCCACGGAACCCACCACGATGCTTTAAGTATTCCGCCACCCTTTGGAGATGGACGTTGCTGTAATTGACCAGCGGCGGCATATGATCCAAGACTGCGCTCAAGGTTTGATAAAGTTTTCTCGTCAATACGATCAGGCCACAGCAACTCACCTTCCTTGGTGCGTGGATCTGTAAACCCAAGTGACGACTTCATCGGATTCGGAGCGCCTACTTCGTACCGAGCAGGCAACATTAGGTGATCCCACTCATCACCAAGTTGATTTGCCAAGACGTGGCCTGTGAGATCTTGTTCGTGTAGCCTCTGCATAATAATTATAAACGCACCAGTCTTAGGATCGTTGAGCCGTGTCTGCATGGCCTGATCCCACCAGTCTAACACACCCTCACGCACTTTAGAGCTGTCTGCTTCAATAGAGTTATGTGGGTCGTCGATACAAATTATGTCACCACCATCACCAGTTAACGCACCACCAACTGACGTTGCGATTCGATAGCCTGTCTTGTCGTTCTCAAATCTCTGCTTTTGGTTTTGATCGTCGGTCAAATTAAACTTATCGCCGAAGTGCGCCTGATACCACGGACTGTCGATTAACCTTCTGCACTTGGTGCTGTCCCTGATCGACAGACTAGATGCATAGGATGCATATAAGAATTTTTTTTGAGGTTGGTGCGCCCACGTCCACGCTGGCAAAGCGACAGCCACGCTAATAGATTTCATATGGCGAGGCGGTACGTTAATGATCAGGCGTTTGATGTCGCCCTCGACTACAGCTTGAAGGTGATCAGATATTGCGTCGATGTGCCAGTTGTTTTTAAATTCAACCCCCGGCTCAATCGTCCCCCATGACGCCTTCGTAAACTCCCTCAATGATCTGCGGTATTTCTCGGCTCTGACCTGTTCCAGCGTTAGATTTGATAAAAGCGTGTTCAATTGCTGTGAGTTCATCTGTGCCAATCCTTGTTAAGTCGAGGGTTAAAGTTCTATCCTCATGAATTTTTGTTTCTGTCTTATCTACCCAACCTGCTCGGTTCTTTAAGAAGAATATCATGGACGGCACGTTGCGATCCACAGTGGCATTTTCAAAGAGAGCGTTAGTCACGGCGTCAATTCCTTGAGCCTGCCCTCTTTTAATAGCATCCGAAAATTCCGAATTTTGCGACTGATGAAGCATGAAAGTTGAAAGTGAAACGCCTAGCATTCCAGCGGCCTGTTCTTTCGTTAATCCCTTGGTCATAAGATTTTGAACTTTATCTAAAACCTCATCGGTGATCTCGAACTTCGGTCTACCGACTAGATTTTTAATTTTGGCGTCTGCCATTTGATGCAACCTTTCTTGCAGTGGTGAGCTGTATGGAGGGAATCATAGACTATAACCCCTACGCCATCAATAGCAGTAGATTTTTGATTAATGGCATTTATGTCATATTATTGGCATATACCAAATCTGCCATAAATGATCTTACTGATACTCCTTATTCTTATAGGTATATTATATATATATATATATTATTATTATTATTGTCATACTGTCATACCCCTCCCCTCTCCCCCACAGGTATAGGTATGGGGGGGTAAAAATATGGGGGGGTGTATTAGGGGGTACATGCCATATATGCCAAAAATGCCAAAAATCGGTTTCGCCCTTATTTTATTGGTAAAAATACCTAAAAATAGTATGCCAAAAATACTGCCATAAATACTGCCATAAATAAAAATCACGTTAACGCCGTTAGCATGAAATATTTCTTGATCCGTTCTTGATCGATTTAAAATTAATTTGCACATACTGTAATATTTATTTGCTAAAGGTATTGCAATTAACATTCATACACTATATACAGTATGTATAGAGAGAAAACAAAAGGAATTATAAAATGTTAAACACAACTAAAAATGGCAAATTTGATCAACGATCTGCTGTTGGCAGAAGAATGCAAGCTATTGCAGATAACCCACCAACTTTGGCTGATAAAATAGCTGACCTTCACAAAGAAATATTTGCTGAAGCTAAGAAAGCTGAAATGGCTAATAACAACATTCAATATCTTTTAACTAAAATTTCTAAATTGTCTGAGGGAACTGAGATATTAACTGTAGACCAAATTGCTGAAGCATTAGAGGAGACAGTATAATGAAAACTTTAGATAAACTAAAAGAAATTTGTGATGCTCATGGCGTAATAATGGACGCATTTAATGGTTACATACATCCAAGTGTCAAAATTGGAAACTGGTGGAGTATCGTGTTCTACGCTCCAAAAGGTAAGGGGTTTATGGCTTCTGGATTATATTGCGTAGGCTTTGGCGATAAATCAATTGTTGCGGCTGTTAAGTATATAAAGGAAGAAATTGCAACAGGCTTCTTTGATTTAGATCCAGATGATGATTTTTATGATGGAAGCGATCTACCATTAACCCACGATATAGAGCGTATATAATATTAAACAGGGGGGCTTCGGCTCCCCACTATTCAAAAAGGAATACATTATGACTGATAGAACATATAAACATTGGAGTATGGCGGACGATGCCGAGCTTGTTTTGATGCGCGAAGCTAAAGTACCAACTAAGGAAATCGCCAAAACATTAAATCGCACGCCCTCATCTGTAGTTAATCGCATATACCAAAACGAGATACCTTACGGTATTGTTAGTCAAAAGGTATCTATAGAAGATATTGCTGTTGAGTTTGGAGAGCCTGACGGACGTGATGAGATTATTGCCACTGTTGAAGAACGTGCGCGTGCCTACATTGCCACAGAGCCAAAGCGTAGTTGGTTTAAGCGTTGGTTTGGATGGTGATGTGATGCAACAAATATCTATAAGTAATTGTCCTAACTGCAAGAAAAAAACAAAGATACCAGACAGCCGCGAACACATTCTGTATGGCTTTGCTACAGTGAGGCGTAGAAGGTCTTGTTTGTATTGTGACTTTAAAGTTTCGACTATTGAAATCACATTGGAAATGGCAAATCAAATTTTTAAAGAAGATTAGGAGAAAATACATAATGATTATTAAAAGCTGGAAGTTTAATGGATTTAATGGAGACTTCCCAGATTGGGTTCAAGAAAACACTGGCAAGCGCAAAGGTAGCAATGCCCTGTGGGTTTACACCCAGCGCGGTGAGATACCTATTGAGAGTGGATATTGGGTGTCAATTAACCTAAGAGGCCACGTCGATATACACAACGAGGAACCAGAAAATATAAGCCTTAGTGGTGGTAACGAAATTCTAACATGCGTCCTAATGGTGACTACAATATTGATGTTTGTTGTAATCATGTTGGCGCTGTGATATATATACAATATTGCTCGTAGGTTTTATTTCACCTGTAATAAAAACCTCATCATACTGACCCACTTGGCTAGGCTTCGCACTGCAACGGTGGGTCTTTTTTTGTTTGACGATACCCTCAGTTAGTTTATGATAATAAGGTAAGGCGGTTTCCAAAATCAATCGTTACGGGCAAACTAACGTGATCAATTGGCACTCAGGTAAACTCGCTACCAAATGCGCTAACATTAATACGAATTTTACCGCCGCCTTGCACGACTACTTTCCTAAATTTTTTGGCCTTAACTTAGGCATTGGCGCGTTGGAAATAACACTTGTTTTAACGCAGGTAGCCATACTATCAGGATAATCTTTGTATATTAAAGGATAAATTCTATCGCTTACTTTTATGCAAGTTTGGTAATCTTTGTACATGTATTCCTTTGTAGTAAATACACCACTATCAGGAATAATTGCGTAAGAGATAATTAATACATGCCAGAAGGTCACGATACAAATTTACCAGTTGTCTTTTCTATCATCGGCATTTTATCGGATTCTTTTGAAATCTCTCCGCCACATGCCATATATCCACACGAATCTATCCAGTTGTCGTCGTGATCTGGATTAGATTTTATGCGTGCTACCTTTAATAAATTCATCATTACTGCCACATCGTGTGGCTTAATATCTGCTCCAGTATATGTAGTCCATAGATCTGCAATCATAGTGAAGTTGCTCTCCATGTCACCATGATCAGAGGCACGATCTTTTGTTACCAATTTCTTGGCGGTATCTAATATATCAGCGCGTGTTTTTATTTTGTTCATTACCCATTTAGCCATTTTGTTTTTCCTAGTTTATTGGTGGTGAAAAGTAAGCGAAGCGTGGACGCCCTTTTGCACCTTCGTTTTGATTTCTACACTCAATGCCACGGTCAGTCTGTAGTGCATCAAGAATGTCTGCACGTTTGCGGCGATCCATATTAGCGAATGCAGATACGCTTCTAGATAATTCACGCTCAGTTAATCCAATCAATCCAGCCTTTTCAATGCGAGCGTATACTGCTTTACATGCCGCCTCAAATGGGCCTTCAGCCATGTTTGCCCTAAACATTTCGATAGTTTGTAGTGCATAGTAATCCACATATTCTATTGACCACTGCATTGCATCTGCACTTATTTCATCCTGACCCATTGAGCGAGCAATGATCAGAGACAAACGCATGGCTATTTCGCGGCTACGATTATACATAGCTTCCAGACCTGTGCCTGTTTCCTTTTTTATTGCGGCTACTAGACGCTCCTCGTACTTGCGAAGGAGATCTTCAGCTTCCTGACTAAATGCAACTTCAATTGGATGGGGTGGCATGTCATGGCTATTGCCAGTATCTAAGTCACCTTCATTTGCATTGGCGTGATCCTTTGCCCAAGCTGATAGCCGATCAGATATTGTTGACCTACGTTTCTTCTGGGACATCTGCACACCAATTTCAGACTTCACAATTATAAAACGATTGAGCAATCCAGATGCAACATCACCGCCACCAATAGCTTGCATAAATTCTGATGGCGTTGACATGCCAACTAGAGTGAGAGATGGACGTTTGACCACCTTCTCTAGCTTCTCAGCGTCTGCCGATTTCATTGTATTGGTTGCGTATCCCTGCTGTCTTAGTGTACCATCTTGGCGTCCAAAACATTCCATAATCGCAGTTATTGCGTCAGCTTTATGTTGCATCCCTTTTGCAGATGCCGCCTTTAACTGTCGCCCAAGTTCATCAATTACAGATACATGCGTTGGCTTTTTAGTTAGTGTAGACAAAACACCTGCACTTGACGTGTAACCTGCTGGGCCAATTAGATCATCCAATCCAGACTGCTCTAGTAATTCCTCGATGACAGTCTTCGTGTGTTCCTTTCCAGATCCTGTCTCACCAATATTTAGGAAGTAGAGGCTGGAGAAGTTGCGCTGGTCTGTAACCCAGCGGCGTCCCATCGCTACCGATCCAAATGCTAGGGCGCACTGAACTGCGAACTGAGGTTGGGGTTTGATTGCAGATACAGTGTAGTAATTAACCACATCCTGAAGAATACCGGGGACACTTGATAAATGCTCTGGGATATTGCCAGTCGGACTATCCTGAAAATGGCCGCCTATTTTCGGGGTAGTCATAATATTTGCGGCGACTCGTGCGCCATGCTCGATTGCCTCACGATCATATTCGTGGTCTGGGTCTTGGGTTACATTCAAAATCTGGGCGGCTTCCTTGACCGCCTTCTGTACGTTTCCCATATGTTCAAACTGTAACCACAATTCAAATGCATCAAAGGTATGTGCATTATCAAACGGATCGGAGGCGTGGTGGCTGTAAGCTCTGCCATCCTCAAATAACTTTACACCTGCCAAGCCTGACGTAGAGTTGGGAGATAGGTATCGATCCCTAGACGTTGGCTTGTATCCATACTGAACCAGCAGGGTGTGCATATCGTGCGCGTCATTGAACTGATCGATCACGGATGTGTTGTTGCCTTTTGGGCGTGGCTTTCGTGTTGGCTGGAACTCTGCCTTTTTTTTCCAAGGGCAGATGTCTTGTAGCTGTGGACGAAACTTATCCCAGTCTCTCCACAATGTCAGGAGCTGTGGCGGTAGCTCTGGCAATCCATCGAAGATCGAGCGGCCTGCCCATTCGTATGGCCTACCTGTATCTGGGTGGATAGATGGCGGCAAAACATCTTGGACTGAGCCTGCGCGTAATTCAAATACAACTTCGGTCTTGCGTGGGTCTCCCTCGACAGGCCACGATATCTTGTGTGTGATTAAATCAGGTGGAGCCTTGAATATAAGCTTGCCACGATTTTCACGCCCAATAATTTGTGGTGCTGACTGCATCAGCTCAGAGAAATCTATGCCCAGCTCCTCGAAGATTCGTTTGGTATTTTCCAAATGGTCTATGTCCACCGCGCATGTTCCTGACGCACCATGTAGTAGACCAACATTGTGGGTCGGGTTCTGCTCATAATACTGACGCGCCGCATCTGGATCTGACAATGCCTTCTCTGGTTGTTGCCAACCAAATCTCGTTGGCCCTTTAGAGCCAGCAGGTATTGTGACTAGATACCATCCTAACTTTGAGCAGTAGTCTTCTAGTTCAAAATTCATTTTTCTTCGCTCAAGTATTGGCTAAGTTTTTTCCAAGTGGTTAGGCTGATGTGATCAACCCCATCCCCTGATGCGATTCCTTTTACTGTTGGGTGTGAGAGGCCACACTTCTCTGCGACTACTGTTAAGCGTCGATCCTGCAACGCCTCACGTATATCGTTTAGTGGTAGTAGTGTTTGCATAATTTTGTTCCTTTTTTGCATTATGTGTAAATATATCTTTACAGACTGTAAATCTTCCTGTAAACAAGTTTTTGTAGAGAGAAAAAAAAAGGAGATTGCCATGAGCAATATTGACGGATTAGCGGCTGATTGGCTGTTGGTAAAGGCGCAAGAAAAAGAAATTATCGCACAGCGTCACGCGATAGAAGAGCAAATCAACTCGGCACTAGATGCTAAAGATGAAGGCTCAATTACTCACACATTACAAGATTACAAAATTACATTGACACAGCCTGTGTCTCGTAAGGTTGATCCAATCGCGTGGGATAAAATTAAAGATAAAATTCCAGAAAACATGCACCCAGTAAAAGTCAGTGTAAGTGCTGACGCTTCTGGATGCAGATACTTAGCTGAAAAAGAACCGCGTCTTTGGGCAAGAGTTGCCAAGGCGTTTACATCAAAAGCTGGCAAGGTTGGAATAAAAGTGGAGGCTCTGTAATGGAGCTTACTGCCAATGAATTGGTCATGCTATCTCAAGCGTTGAAGTCTGTGACGTTTATAGATGGCATGTCTAAAAGCCCAGAGCAGATCAGATTGGAACGTAAACTAACACGTTGGTCTGAACATGAAAATCTAATTTTTGTAGAAGGAGAAAATAATGGAAGAAATAAATAAAATATTAGACGAGGTATTTGCCTCTGTCTTTAGGAGGGATTGGTAATGTCTATAAACTTAAAATCACTATCTAAACCATCAGGTCAGCGTCCTATCATAGCTACCTTATTTGGGGAGGGCGGTCTCGGAAAGACAACCCTAGCCGCCATGTTCCCAAAGCCAGTCTTTATTCGTACTGAGGATGGCACAGCGTCACTTACAGGCAATGACAACGTAAGTTTGTTCCCATTGGCTACATCATCTACTGACGTTTTAAGTGCAATTGAGGTTCTGGCTACAGAGAAGCACGAGTTTAAGACATTGGTTTTAGATTCGATAACTCAGTTGGCTACTCTTATCGAGAGCGAAATTGTAGCGGCTGACCCAAAATCAAAGTCTATCAACCAAGCTGGTGGTGGATATGGAGCTGGGTATGGTGCGGCATCAGAGAAGCACCGCCAAATCAGAGAATGGGCAGGATCTCTTGCCTATGAAACTGGAATGAATGTGGTCTTCATTGGTCACGCCGACACTGAGACTTTGGACTTGCCAGATATGGATGCGTTCCAAAGATACACGGTTCGCTTGCACAAGAAGTCTTTACCTCATTATACTGACAACGTCGATTTGGTGGGGCTAATCCGACTGAAGACATTTACGCGCGGAGATGGCGATAAAATACGAGCCATTTCTACAGGTGAACGTGAGATCCTGTGCTTCCCACAGGCGTCAAGCGTCACTAAAAATCGGTTCAACATTACTGAACCACTGCCATTTACACTTGAAGGCGGCAACCCATTTTCTAAATATTTAACAGAGTAGGAGAACTCAAATGGACTTAAACGGATTTAACGCGCTCGACCATGAGCCAACACAGTCAAGCAATCCCCTGCCAGCGGATTGGTACGAAGCAGTAATTGTTAGTAGAGAAGAGAAAACAACTAAAGCTGGCACAGGCTCATACCTAGAATTAACAATTGAGATTGTCAGTGGCGCATTTAAGGGTCGGAAAGTTTGGGATCGTCTAAACTTAAAAAACCCAAATTCGACAGCAGTAGAAATTGCACAGCGCAGTCTGTCATCAATCTGTCGCTCTGTTGGTGTGAACAACCCAAAGGATAGTATTGAGTTGCTCGACAAGCCACTGATGGTCAAAGTGGCTGTATCCCCTGCATCAAATGGCTACGAGGCATCAAACAATGTAAAAGGATATGAAGCTACTGGTAATACGCGATCTCCAACATCAATAGCTACTGAGACAGCTACTGCCGCAACACCACCGTGGAAAAAATAATCTACTGAAGGATGGGGCGTATTTTTCGCCCCATTTTATGAGTAGATGGAGAATAAGATGAATTTAGAAAGATACATGATACCAGAAACTGTGCGGCTCATTTTTGAAAAGTATGAGGTCAAACGAAAAAATGAACACAGACCTCACCTTGGTGGATCACAGATTGGTAATAAGTGTAGCCGCGCTTTGTGGTATCAATTTAGACATGCGTGGACGCCTAGTTTCTCTGGGCGAATGCTGAGACTTTTTGAGACTGGTGATCGTGAAGAGGATCGTGTTGTATCTAATCTTAGAGATATCGGTGTGGAAATATGGGAAGTAGACCCAGACACAGGCAAGCAAATTAGGTTTGAGGCTTGTGGTGGTCACTTTGCACTTAGCCTTGATGGAGTAGGTATTGGTTTTCCTGAGAGTAGTAAGCCACACGCACTTGAATTTAAAACGATGAATACAAAGAGCTTTAAAGATATTGATAAAAAAGGATTGCAAATAAGCAAACCTGTCTACTGGGCGCAAGTTCAGGTTGGAATGTACTTGGCTGAATTGGACGACTCTTACTTCTTTGCGGTCTGCAAGGAAACTGACGCTATTTATGCGGAGCGTGTAAAGTTAGACAAAGTTGAGGCCAAGTCACTTATCAGTAAGGCAAGCGACATTATATTTTCTGAGACACCGCCATCCAAGCTCCACGAAGATGCTAGTAATTGGGAGTGCAAGTTCTGTAGTTATTGGGCTGTGTGTCATGGGTGCAAGATACCAGAAGTTAGCTGTAGAACGTGTTGCCATGTGACCCCAGAGAAAAATGGTACTTGGAGTTGCGCCAAAGGTAAGCCAGCGGTCACTTGTGATGAACATCTATACATCCCACAAATCATGCCAAAAGATTTGGTAGTACACGATGCTGGGGATGATTTTGTTGAATATGAAGATAAAGACACTGGCGAGATCATTAAAAACAAGGGGAACAGCCAAGCTATCTTTGATGGGAGGATGGTGTAATGGCTTTAAATGTAAGATTGACTAGATCAGAAATGTCAGAAGCAAAGCAAGCGGCGGCTTTACGTTGGCAATTGGCAAGGGCAAGCGGTGTTGTAAATCAACGCAAAGATA